CCGCTGAGCATCCTTCCTTCACTTGTCGAAGGCAAAGCTGGAGTTTTTATTGCTCCAGCCTGACCTTCTATAACCTGCTCACCTGGATGAGGGAATGCCTTAGGCAATTGTTGCCTATTTATATTAGTAGTATGAGCTTTGGTTAATTCTATTTCAGATTGTAACTTTTCTTCTGCCAATTTCATCATTCGCTGGGTATGTGTCTGGTTGGCTGAGACCGCGCGTCCAATGTTCTGTCCTGCCTGTGAAAGCCCAGCGGCCATCGAAGAACCCGAAGGGGTAGCCTGAATTGTAGGGGAGAAACTTGGAGTGTTGGCCCCAAGTGCATATAGTGGGTGTATCCCTGCGGCTTTTGCGTCTGCTACTTTCCATTGTATCCCTTTCTGAGCGAATTCTCTTTGAATATCTACTTGTTGAGCTGCTCTATCCCTATCCTTATCAGCCTGCTTCTTTCCTAAGAAACCACCTAATAAACTTGAACCTGCTGAAATTAATGCACCTAATGCCACGTCAACCTCTTCTACAACTTATTTGTGATGTAAAGTTTCGTTTTGGTCTTCTTTGACCTACTTTACCTGCTTTCCTAATAGCATGCAATACCTCTTTTCGAATTTTTCTTCTTACACACACCGCTACTTCCTCTGGTACTCTAAACGCGTGTATAGCCTTAGTCTGAGAAGCACGTCTTCGAACTTTTCTTCCAAACCTATCTGTATGTACTTTATCTATTAACTTGATTTTTACCGGACGGTTATAAACTGTCCTTAATGGAACAAATGGTTTTTTTTGAGGTGTCCATACACGTAGATCTTGTGTATATGGTTGTATTTTTTTTATCGGTGACACGGAGAGGGGCAGACTACGTCTAGCGTTAGATGTAGTAGAGATAACGCGCCCTCTCGAAACTGGACGTTTAAAACTTGTTTTCTTTTTTTTAGCCATTTTATGGCTCCTTTGGTGTCACCTAGCACATAATCATCAAGTGAGATTATGTGCGCTCCCCCCCTCCGCCCCCCAAAGGGGGGGACACACACTTCTATTACGTAGTAGTAGTAGAAGTAGTTTCATTGGCCGCCGGTTCAGGTTCAGTACTTGTTGGTGGCTCATCGGCGGCCGTAGCAGCAGGATCAGAAGCTTCCTTTTGTGGTATTTGCTCAAACAACTCCTGCACCACCACTTCCTGCTCATAGGGGGTTAACAAATCAATTTCATCAATATTGAAATTATTTTCCTCGTCAAATGTCTCTGGTCCTAATTCTTCCCTTATTTGAAGCATTTGACGTTGAACAACATCACGTATTTTCTGATCAATACTAGGAGGCTTACTAAAACCTATTTCATGAAACATAGGTTTAGGATCTAAAACCTCAGCACCACTTTCATCAAGAGTACCCTTTATAGGCCGATCCTTTTTCTCTTTATATTTATAATCTAACTTCTTCTTAATATTATCAGCTGTCTTTTTCATGATGTTTCCTTTCTATTAAACCAAATCACCACGACGGGCTACTTTACTTACTAGCCTACGTGCAGCAATTCTATGTTGAGCCATAATATATAACTGATCAGTACCTGTAGTCGTAGCATATATACGATCTGTAGGATTAGAAGTAACAAACGTAGAGTTCAAAGCTGGATCTGAACTAAACTTCCGAGCCATATGCCAATGATCCAAAGTAGTCCTAAATTCTCCATGAACCGTTGAAGGATGACGCCTGTACTCATCGTACCTGTCCTGATAACCAAATGTACCTGTAGGAGCTGCGTGAGCAGCGTATACTTCATGGTTCTGAACTTCTTGTTGACCTAAACTTTCAAGCTCTTTATGCCAATAATCCTCTCTTGTAGTACGGCGATACATTTTATGCAAAGTATCAGCGTACATAGTACGTGGTTTTACATTAAGCAAACTTATGACCATACCGTGCTCTTCAAACGGTTTACGATATTTATTCGAACGGACAGCAGCAATACCATGACCCTTAAGTTCACCAATCTCATTATTAACCGTGTCTGACGTTGCAAGAACCTCTGAGAACTGTATCGTACTTTTTCCTCCACCAAGGTATTCTGGGCGTTGCAAACGCGCATCACTACATTTAACACCAAGAGCCTTAATATATTCAGCATATCTACCTCCATATAAATTCCGCCATTCTGCGAACTTCTGTAAAGCAAACGCTTCTCTCAACTCATCTATAGTAGCAGCAGTAGCATTCGACAAATCCGCTATAAGCTGATTATCTGTAGATTGATTACTAATGATATCAAAATAAGCCTGACCATTAGCATCTGTAGACACATCATTATAGGTGGTAGGTCCTCCGCCACCTTTGCGCTCTACTGGAGCCTCTGTTCCAAGTGGTAATGAAACAGCAGCACCTAACTGCTCATCTGGACGTGCAGTCGTAAAATAATCTTTCTCCCAGTTTACATTAAGTAAACTAGTATTCGTCGTCGTATCTGCTCCTGAAGTTAAATCAATTGTCTGAGCAGTTTGTAACTGTTGGTCTCGATACCATTCATTATAAATCAAATTATAAGCACGAAAAGGAAGAGCACATACATTTTGAGTAGTACCAGGAGAAACGCCAAGATAATCCGCAAGAGAACCGACAGTGGAACTTGCGCCACTAGAAATAAAAGGAAAACCAGTAGCATCAAGACCATCTTCGCCTCCTGTTATAAAATCTTCCCAATCGCTCCAAATAATCCTAAATGGAACAAACCAGTGATGTATAGTCACGCTAACTGGGTGCATAACTGGTGCTAACAAAGGGTTAGTACGTATTAATAAAGAAGTATGGTGTTGAAAAGTATCTCCAGGTAATACTTCAACAGTAGAAATAGGAACTAGCTCACCCTGATCGCATGTTAAATTCCTATAATGTGATAAATTATGTAGATAACGTCTCATATTGTTTTCCTTTGTTTAAATAAGTTTTGCCTTTTCTCTAAATTGCGCCGCTTTTGTTTATTTTTTTCTAATATATAATGTTTTATACTCGCTTGAGCGAGTTGCGTAAATTTCTCATTTTCGAGATCAACTTCTCGCATAAGTAACATTTCTTCGAGAAATTTCTTTTTTTGTATTTCCTTTGTTTCTTCATCTACTCCTATTTCATCCCTTATCTTATCTCTCAAATATCTACCTAAAGGTAAATTCCTTTTTCCATGTTTTAAAGATATAGGTGCATCACCTTCTTGCATCATATCCTTACCATACTCACTAAATAATGCATCTGCTATATCTTTTGCCGCCTCTGCTCCAATTCCTGGACGGTTAGACATCCTGGCAAACTCAGGGTGCCTCCCTTGTAACCTTTCGTCTTCTTTTTTTGTAAGCTTTTTTGTGATGTATCCGCAGACATACATAGCGGTATTCTTGTTGAGGTCTCCGCACATTGTGTATCCTTTTTTCCATGAGCTATCAATGATTTCACTATCTTCTGGTCCTGCTCCGAAGAGAGCCAAGTGGTAATGGGGTCTCCATGTTCTATCCCCGTATTCTCCAACAGCATAGAAGCGCAAGCGATGCGGAGCAAATTGTTTTCTTGCTCGTTTAAGGAATAACTGCAAATCTCTCGGCACAAGCGTGCCACCTTCCGGCAAGTTCTCTTCATTATACGTGAGGGTAACAAACGAATTTTTTTCATGATAATAACTTTCTAATAAAATTCGGTGGGTCCATAACCTCTTTCTATTTACTCTACATGGCATACACTGACCACACGGGCATGGTATCCCACCGAACATATATGGGTTCTTACACAACATATCTCTTGAACCCTATGGAATAACATTACATGCGATAACCGATCCTAACGCGTCTATTACGGCCGTAAACTCTGCGTCTTGACCTCCTAGGACGGTACCTGCTAACAAACCGCCGACGGCGGCGCCTAAAATAAGCCATTTCTTTTCTCCTTTCTTCTTCTTGGGCACTAGTAATAATCTCTCAGATTACCTGGAGACCTCCTACGTGATATAGGTAAGTTTTTGCGTGTAAAACTGTGTTGAGTAAAAGTGGGATTGTGTTGAGTGTAACCTCCTCTTTTTCTAAACCTCTTTTGCAAATTCTTCTTAGAACGTCTCTTATAATAAGGTATTAAATTATTCAATAGATAATCTGTTGATACAACAAAAGAGGAAGGGAAACCCATACTTTCTAAATCACCAAGCTCGGGATTAAAAACCGGTAACTTACTTCCGCTGAGCATCCTTCCTTCACTTGTCGAAGGCAAAGCTGGAGTTTTTATTGCTCCAGCCTGACCTTCTATAACCTGCTCACCTGGATGAGGGAATGCCGTAGCCAATTGTTGCCTATTTATATTAGTAGTATGAGCTTTGGTTAATTCTATTTCAGATTGTAACTTTTCTTCTGCCAATTTCATC